TTTGATGGGGATGCTAACAATGGATAAGGCCGATATCGCGAACGATTACATTGAGTGGCGTACTGAGCAGGCGCTGAAGGCTCGCCAGCAGTGCGCGCCTTCTTCGCTTTCCAGCCGTGCGGTTTGCAAGCAGTGTGATGAGCCGATCCCAGCGGCGCGGCGTGATGCGCTGCCGGGAGTGCAGTTTTGTGTGCAGTGTCAGTCGATGATGGAGGGGCGGTGATGGATTTACTCTCTATTGATGAACTGCGCCTGGCGTTAACGCATATCCCCGCCGATGACCGTGATACCTGGGTGAACATCGGCAATGCCGTCAAAACCGAATACGGTGATGACGGCTTTTTTGCGTGGGATGAATGGAGCCAGGGTGGTGATAGCTACAATGCGAAGGATGCGCAGAGTGTTTGGAAAAGCTTGCAGCCTGGTCACGTGCGTTTGGGCACTATCATCAAACTAGCGGGTCAGCATGGCTGGAAGCGTGAGCGTAAGGAGATGAGCGCTGGCGATCGGAAGCGGTTGAAGGCTGAGCAGGAAGAGCGCCGCCGTAAAGCAGCGGAAAGCGTTGAGGCCGACAAGGCAAAGCTGGCGAGAATGCAGCAGGCAGTTTCGCGGGCTTGTCAGTTGGTCATGGAACGCCACTTAACCACTGAGGGGTCGGCGCCGTATCTAACCGATAAAGGCGTGGGTGCCCATGGCGTGCTGTTCGTTAAGCGGGCGGTGCTGGTCAGCATTGATGCGAAGGTGGAAGCCGCCAGCGTGTGGGTAGGCAGTGAGGTGAAAGATTTCTTTGATCAATTGCCCAAGCCGCGCCCTGAGCATTTGCATCTGTTTCGACTGCGTGAAGGTGACGCGATCTTGCCACTTTATGATGGCGGCGGTGTGCTGTGGTCGCTGCAGGTGATTAATTCAAAAGGCACCAAGCTTTTTCCTAAGTTTGGACGTAAGAGTGGTTGCTGGCATCGGATTGCTTGGCAAGAGCAGCCCACCGTGATCGGCGTGGTGGAAGGGTATGCCACAGGTGCTAGCGTGCATGAAGCAATGGAGTGGCCGATGGCGGTTGCGCTGGATGCTGGTAACCTTGCGCGGGTGGTGCCTCAGTTGCGGGATCTTTATCCGCATGCTGAGCTGGTGATCTGCGGTGATGATGACGTGGATACTGAGGGCAACCCTGGCAGAACCAAGGCTGAGGCGCTGGCGTTTGAGTATGGCTGCCGTGCGGTATTCGCTGAGCTTGGCGAGGTGGCCTGATGCCGGATTGGAATGATCTTCATGTTGCCCGTGGTCTTTGGGCTGTTCGTGACCAAATTAATGCGCAGTTGGCTAACGCCGCCAATGACGAAGAACTCCCCCCGGCCCCCTCTGAATGGCAGCCCCCGGCGCCGCCGATGGCTGCTGCACCTACGGGGGGCGTGGGGGAGGGCCAAGAGTGGACTGATGAGAGTGTTCACCGGCGCTTTGCATTGCTTGAAGGTGAGAAGCAAGTCTTCGATTTAGTCAAACGCCGGCTGATCAAGTGGGGTGCGTTTGAGGCGTACGTTGGTAAGTCTTTAGCTAAGGCGTGGGTAGATCGGCACGATAAGAAGCTGATTGACCCGGATCAGGCAAGGCACCAGGTGGCGGAAGCTAAGCTGGCAGGTAAACAGAAAGGCGGGCAGGGCAAGCTGGGTATGGCACCCACTGACCGTTACGTGTATTTAGACGGTACCCAGGAGATCTGGGATAGGCAGTTAAAGCAGCGGTTGCCCGCTCGTGCTGTGCAGTTGGCGTTGGGTGATGCGTGGTCGCTGTGGATCAACTCGCCTGAGCGTCGCCAGATTCCCCATGATTGCCTGATCTTTGACCCGCGCATGACGCAGAGCCCGGGCGAGTACATCAATACGTTTGAGGGCTTGCCGCTAGAGCCGATCGCAGAGCCGCAGCGGTGTAAATCCATTCAATATTTGATTCAGTGGCTGTGCAGTAACAATGCTGCGGCCACGCATTGGCTGACCTGCTGGTTGGCTTACCCGCTGCAGAATTTGGGCGCTAAGCTGGATACTGCAGTATTGGCCCACTCAACGATCGAGGGCTCGGGTAAGTCGTTGCTGCTTTCGGATGTGATGGGTGCGATCTATGGCATGTACTCAGCCACGGTTGGCCAGGCGCAGCTTGAGATGAACTGGAACCAGTGGCAGGAAAGCAAGTTGTATGGCGTATTTGAGGAGGTGGTCAGCCGCGACCAGCGTTATAACCAGGTGGGCAAGATCAAGCATATGGTCACCGGTAAGACGATGCGCGTGGAGGCTAAGTTCATGAACGGTTGGGAACAGGCCAACTATATGAACGCGGCGTTCCTCTCCAATGAGATTATGCCGTGGCCGATCAGTGAGCACGATAGGCGCATGCTGGTGATCTGGCCTGAAAAGACACTACCCCCTGAAGCCAGTCAAGCCGTAGGTAAGGAGCTGGTGAACGGTGGCATTGAGACGTTTTATCATTACCTGCTGAACTATGACACCGGCACCTTTGATGAACGCACTCGGCCACCCAAGACACCGGCACGCGAGCGGCTTGTAGCCTTGAGCCGTGCGAGCTGGGAGAACTTCCTGGTGGCTTGGCGGGAGGGCATATTAGGGGTTCCCTTTACGGTAGCCAGGACGCAGGATGTGCACGATCTCTATCTGGAGTGGTGCAGTAAGAACCGTGAGCACACGATGAGTGAGACTAAGTTCTCGCTGTTCGTTAGCACTCAGGTGCCTAAAACGGATAAGCAGTATTGGTGGTACGACATGGACAACAATCGGAAGCGGTCTATCTTCTTCCTCCCCGACCCACCAGATGGGGTAGACCTCGGCGACGGTAAGAAGCTGGGTGCGCTGGTTAAGGCGTTTAGAGACCAGGCGTTAGAAGCGGGCTGGAACCCTGCGACGTGGGACAAGTGCCAGGGGTGGATCAAGCCCTATGGCGGCTCGCCGCTCGATTAGTGTCTAGGGTTGCTAGGGTGTGTCTAGGGTCAATACTGCCAGGGGTAGACAATGAAAGCCAATATAAAACAAATGGTTATCCATACCTGTCTAGGGTGTCTAGGGTTGTACGCGCCCGCGCGCGTGTACGTGCGTGATTATATAAGCAGTTATCCACAACACCTTTTAAATTTCCCCCCTATAAGGGAATAACCCTAGACACCCTAGACACCCTAGACAGTATTAAATAAATAGTTGTTATCAATAAGATTTTAAGTGTCTAGGGTATGTCTAGGGTTGAGGTGATTTGATCTAGGGTTGAGAAGTGCCACCACCACGGAGCAAACCAATGATTAAAGAGATCGACGAACTGCTGCAGCATTGGGCCGATCAGTTGATGGGCCGGGGAATGCGTCAATGCTCTCCTCTGGGACGCCTTGCCGAGTTTGGCGGTGTGATGCCTAGCGGTGGCCCTAAGGGCTCGCGTGATCTGCTGAGCATCGGTGATATGGATGATGCGGCATGGGAAATGCAGAAAGCGGTTAATTGCTTGAACGCTGAGTACCAGGTGCTGGCACACGAGCACTATCTGTGGAATGGGTATAACGATGCGAAAGGTGAGCGCTTGGGGATGGCTGAGAGCACCTACTATGACCGCCTGCACCGCATGCACTATGAGCTTAAGTACACGCTTAAAGAGAATCACAAGCGCTATAAGCGTGCCTGACACCCACTTATGTCTGTATGACGCCAGGACGAACACGTGACATTGAGGGTTTGGCATTACCAACCCCTTGATGCCACCGGAGTCGAGGCTCATTATTCAGCTACCGTCTAGTAATTGCGCCACCTAGAAGCCCCAGCCTAACCGCTGGGGCTTTTTGTTGGGCGCTAGACAACCAGTGCTCCCGTCCGTGGTGGGCGGTGCCTCGCATAGCTTCGGTTATGCGGGGCATTTTAATTTTGGAGGTAGGCCAATGGGCATGCGGTGGATTGATCACGTTAACGCGGTGCCCCAACGGCCACCTCAAAGCACAACGGTAATGCTCTCTGCTGGGCATAGCGACACGGTGCCGGGGATCGTAGCGAACGGCTACAAAGAGGCCGATATCGTTCAACTGTTCCGTGATGACGTTAGCGATCGGCTGAAGCACCTAGGCATCAAGCATGCGCTAGATGGTGAGCCGGGTGAGAACCTGCCGTTACGTGATGCAGTGCAGATCGCTAAGGGCTTCGAGATTGCAATTGAATTCCATACCAACGGTGGGGGCCATGGTGCAACCGGCGTGGAGACATTATCCCGCGCTCATAACAAGCCGCTGGGTGCTGAGCTTTGCCGTGTGACGGCTGACCTGTTGGGCATTGCTAACCGTGGTGCTAAGCCTGAGAACGCTGGGTACCACGAACGGTTGGCGTTCGTTAGCGGCGGCGGGGGCCTTATCTTCGAGTTGTTCTTTCTATCCAACGCTGACGATCTCCGCCGGTTTAAAGATAACTACCAGGCGTTAGTCGATGCGGTGGCAGATGTGATCGCGGACGCGGCGCGGGCGGCGTGACATTCATTAAACAAAGAGTCTACCCATGCAGGAACGCGATCCTACTTTGTGGCAACAGGTGCTGACGTACATTGCGCTGGTTTGGCCCCAGATTTATGCAGGAGGGCTGGCGTTCGTCGTGGCTCTTATTCGTGGTCTGCATGCAGGCAATAAGGCAAGGCAGTCTTGGTTAGAGGCCATATTGTGCGGTTGCCTCACGTTTGGGCTGTTTCCTGTTCTGCACTATCTGGGGCTGCCTGGCGGGTTGGCTGCATCTATCGGTGCCATCATCGCTTTTAAAGGCACTGAGTGGTTCGGCGATCGTGCGGATGAACTCTACGAAAAGCTGGTTGGCAGGTGGCTGAAATGATCAAGCGCATTCTGGGAAACCTATCCGGTTGGATGGTCGCCGGGCTGTTAGGCATCACGATCTTTGCTGGTATGCAGGCTCGAAATTATGCGATGCAGCTATCGGCCACCGAGAGCGAGTTGGCTCGGGCTCACGATCAGGTAGAGATCTTGCAGGAACACCAGCGCTGGCAGCGTGAGCAGATGGAGACATTGAGCGCTGTGCTGGCAACCCGAGACAAGCAGCTGCGGCGAGACAATGAACTGGTCGGCATGATGCGCGACACGGCACGGCAACTGGAGAGAGACGATGCGCCGACTAGCGACTGGGCTGGGCAGCCTGTGCCTGATGCTGTTAGCAGCTGGGTGCTCGACCTCCCCGAAGACGGTGACAGTTCCGGTGCTAGTGATGCCGGAAGTGCCAGCGCATCTAGTGACGCCACTCAGTGAGCCGGTTCGCCGTGTGTCGCATAACCGCGATCTACTCCAATTGCTCGCTGACTATGAGTCACTGCGCAGGCGGGCCAATGCTGACCGGGCATCGGTCTACCAGCTGTTCCTCAAGCCGGGTTCGGCTGGTGAGCAGTGAGTAACTACGACAAGCAGCGTGGCTCATCGACTCAACGTGGTTATGGCTACAAGTGGCAGAAAGCGCGTGAAGAGTATCTGCGCGAACATCCACTATGCGTGTTCTGCCAACGCCGCGGCAGGGTAACGGCGGCTACGGTTGTTGACCATATCGTGCCACATAAGGGCGACCTCAAGCTGTTCTGGCGACGTTCGAACTGGCAGAGCCTGTGCAAGCCGTGCCATGACATCGACAAGCAGCGTTTAGAGAAGGGTGGCGCGCTGCCTGGCTGCGATGCAGATGGTCAGCCCCTCGACCCGCACCACCACTGGGCTTAAGCCCGGTTTTCGGCCCAAAATGATCGAAATGATAGCTTTTCTCATTTTTAAGAGGGGGCGGGTCGAAAGTTCAGGGCTTTTCGGCTCTAGACCGTTCCCCCATCGCTTCTTGTTCAAGCGGGAAAAATGGGAGGGGGGTATATCGGTGTGGGGGTATCTGAAGCCTAGCATTTCATCGGTTTAATGCCGACCAATTTCAATTTCTGGAGGTTCCCATGGCTGGCAATAAGAACTCCGGACGCCGCCCGCTGCCAGGGAACGTCCATATGCTTCGCGGCAATCCGAGTAAGAAAGGCGCGCACGATCTGCAAGACGGTGGCAACGCTCCCCAGTTAAAAGTTGAAGCGCCGCCATGCCCCGCGTTTTTGACCAAAGACGCCAAGGCAGAGTGGCGACGCATCGTTAAAGACCTCGAAATCCTGGGGCTAATCACCAAGGTCGACCGCGCTGAACTGGCTGTTTACTGCCAGGCGTGGGGCGATTGGAAGGTAGCCCGCGAGAAAATCACCGAGATGGAAGACCGCGGCATGGTCGAAGTGACCCCCAGCGGCTACAAGCAGATGAGCGCCTGGATGCAGTTGGCCAACCGCGCTGAAGAACGCATGCGCAAAGCGGGCGATTCGTTCGGCTTGAACCCCAGCGCCCGGGCCAAACTCGGTACCGGACAAGTGAATCAAGGAGAGTTGTTCCCCAATGAGCAAAAAGAAACCGCCGCCAAATACGGTCTGTGAAGATCGGGCGACGGCATTTGCTCAAGCGGTAGTTGATGAGGAGCTGATTGCAGGGCCCCAAGTGCGCGATGCCTGCGCTCGGCACCTGCGCGATCTGGAAGAAGGCGAAGCCCGCGGGCTGTATTGGGATCTGGAGGCGGCCAACCACGCTATCGGATTCTTTGAAGATGTGCTGCGCCTCAACGGTGGACGATTCGAAGGCGAACCGTTTCACCTGCTGCCCTGGCAGGCGTTCATCGTCGGTAGCATTTACGGCTGGAAATCGGAAGATGGCTGGCGGCGTTTCCGCGTTGCTTACGTGGAAACGGCAAAGGGATCTGGCAAGTCACCGCTTGCGGCTGGCGTTGGCCTCTATGGCTTAGTGGCTGATGGCGAAGAGCGCGCCGAAATCTACGCAGCGGCGACAAAGAAAGACCAGGCACAAATCCTGTTCCGCGACGCGGTGGCCATGGTCGATCAGTCGCCACTGCTCGCCACACGCATCGTCAAGTCAGGCGCGGTGGGCAAGGAGTACAACCTTGCCTTCCACAAAACGAGCAGCTTCTTTCGCACGGTGGCAGCTGACGATGGGCAATCAGGCCCCCGGCCACACGTCGCGCTGCTGGATGAGATTCACGAACACAAAACCCCGTTAGTCGTTGAGATGATGCGGGCCGGTACCAAGAGCCGCGAGCAAGCGTTGATCTTCATGATCACCAACTCCGGTACCGACCGGCTTTCAGTTTGCTGGGACTACCACGACTACGCGCTCAAGGTCGCCAGTGGAGGCTTGGAAGACGATTCGTTTTTCGGCTTCGTCTGCTGTCTGGATGAAACAGACGACCCCTTTGATAACGAAGAGTGCTGGTACAAGGCCAACCCTTCATTGGCTTACGGCATCCCTGGCCTGAAGTATTTGCGCGAGCAGGTGACCCAAGCGCGGGGTATGCCCAGTAAAGAAGCGACGGTTAAGCGTCTCAACTTCTGCATGTGGGTGCAGGCAGACAACCCGGCGATCAGTCGCGATGCCTGGATTGCCACTCAAGATAAAGAGTTCGACTTGGATAGCCTGCTAGGCCGGCGCTGCTACGCGGGCCTAGACCTATCGAGTACCCAGGATTTAACCGCCTTGGTGCTGCTGTTTGAGCCGGTACCGGATGACCCGGTATGGCGAATGATCCCTTACTTCTGGCTGCCGGAAGAAGGCTTGGTGCGCAAAGCGGAAAAAGACCGCGTGCCTTACACGCTCTGGCAAGAGCGGGGCCACTTGCTCACGACACCAGGCAAGGCGATCAACAAGCGGCACGTGCTGCATCAGCTGTCAGAGATCGCGGCGATGTACGACCTGCAAGGCATCGGCTATGACCGCTGGAGAATCGAAGACCTCAACTCGCTGATCGATGACGAAGGCGTCACGCTGCCGCCGTTGGTCAGCTGCGGCCAAGGCTTTCAAACCATGGCACCGGCGGTGGATGAATTCGAGCGGCGGTTAATCAACGTAGAAATGCGGCACACCGGGCATCCGGTGCTGACCTGGTGCGCGGCTAACGCGGTGTATCAGGAAGACCCTGCGGGCAACCGCAAAGTTGATAAACGTAAATCCACCGGCCGCGTGGACGGCATCGTTGCTGCCGTGATGGCGACATCGCTAACGCTAGGCGAGATCGAGGAGAACGAAGACCTCGACGACTTTCTCAACAACATGGTGATCGGCTGATGGGGCTACTAAGTTCAACGCGTACCTGGATAGGTAAGACGCTGAAGCTCACGGATGCCGGTTTTTGGAGCGCCTACTACGGTGGCGATTCGGTGACCGGCAAGAGCGTCACAGCGCAAACAGCGCTGCAGCTGTCCGCCGTTTGGTCCTGCGTCCGCTTGCTGTCTGAAACCGTTGGCACATTGCCGATTGGGATATTTGAGCATGACGCCCGCGGGGGCAAGAATGCCGCGCGTGATCATTCCCTTTATCGGCTTCTACATGACCAGCCCCACGCCAACCTCACGGCAGTAGAGTACTGGGAACTGGTCGTTGCTCACATAGCGCTATGGGGGAATCACTACAGCAGGATCAGCCGCAATGGCGCTGGCGCGATCGTAGCGCTTGAACCGCTCAACCCAGAGCACATGAACGACCCTGAGCCTGACGAAGACGGCAACCTGCAGTTTATTTATAACGGCCCCCATGGCCGCGAAGAGCTGACAGAGCGCGATGTTTTCCACGTCAAAGGGTTTGGGGTGAACGGCCGTGTGGGTATGTCGGTTATCGGCTTTGCTCGCAACTCATTCAGCATCTCAATTGCAACTGAGGAAGCGGCGGGTAAGACGTTCGCCAACGGCATGCAAACCGCTGGCTTTGTGCAAGCAGACAAGGTGCTGAATACAGAGCAGCGTGAGAAATTCAATACCGCGCTGAATCAGTTCACCGGTTCATCGAATGCAGGCAAGACGATGCTGTTGGAAGGTGGCTTTACCTACCAGCCCCTTTCGCTCAAGCCCGAAGATGCGCAGATGCTGCTATCACGTGGCTTCAACATTGAGGAAGTTTGCCGCTGGTTCCGGGTCTTCCCCTGGATGATCGGCCACTCAGAAAAGTCTACCAGCTGGGGAACAGGGTTAGAGCAAGGCAACATCGCGTTTCTGACTTACGCGCTGCGCCCTTACCTGAGCCGGATTGAACAAGCCATCAAGCGGCAACTGCTAACCCCGGTAGAGCGCAAACGCTATTTTGCCGAGTTCAACCTGGAAGGGCTCTTACGTGCTGACAGCGCAGGACGCGCCGCGCTGTATTCGAGCTATGCCCAGAACGGTATCAATACCCGCAACGAGATACGCGCCCGGGAGAACTTACCCCCAGTAGAAGGTGGAGACGTGCTTACTGTGCAATCGAACCTGATCAACCTGAAAAGCCTGGGGCAACAAACCGGCGACCAAGTCGCCAAGGCTGCGCTAAAGGCGTGGCTGTTAGATGAGGAGCCACCCCGTGAAACGTAAGAATGCCGCATTAAAGATTCGAGACTTCGATCTCCAAATTAAAGCCGTCAATGATGACGGCTTTTTTTCTGGCTATGGATCGGTGTTCGGTGTGGTGGATAGCTACCGCGAAGTGGTTGCCGCAGGTGCCTTCGCTGACTCCCTCGCTGCCATTGTCACGCGTGGCCGACCAGTGCCAGTGCTGTGGCAGCACCGCCAAGGCGAGCCCATTGGGGTGTACACCAAGATGGAAGAGGACGAACACGGCCTCTACGTGGAAGGGCGGCTGCTGAAAGACAGCGTGCGCCAAGCAAGTGAAGCCCACGCGTTGATGGCCGCTGGTGCTGTCTCTGGCTTGTCGATCGGCTACTACGTGCGTGACGACTCCTTTGATGAAACCACGCGAGTACGAACGCTGAAGCAACTGGAGCTGATGGAGATCTCGCTAGTGACGTTCCCAGCGAATGATGAAGCCCGTGTGGAGGCGGTCAAGTTTGCGATCGCCCACGGCACCGTTCCAACCCTACCCGACTTTGAGCGGTTCCTGCGTGAGGCAGGCTTCTCGAAGTCACAGTCAGCGGTCATCGCCAACCGTGGACTGAAGCACCTGCTCCGGAGTGAGTCCGAGGGCACGGATAGCAAAACCGACCCGGCGGATATCAAGGCCCTTGGCGAAGTGCTAAGCGGCTTAAAGCTACCCACTTTTGGAGAATCCTAAATGAGCCACTTTAACCGCAACCTAGGCGGCGAGTTTGCACGTAAGAACGCAGGCGGCACCCCTGAAGAGATGGATATCAAGGGGCTAGTCAAGGCGCTAAATGAGCGTGATGCCGAGCTCAAAAAATTCTGTGAGAACGCGCAGAAGGAGATCAAAGACACCGGCAAAATCGCTGAGGACACCAAAGCTGCCCTTGAGCTGCTGGCGAAAACCGGCACCGAGATGCAAGAACGTCTGACTGAGTTAGAGCAGAAGGGCAGTCGTCGCGGTGGTGAAAAAGCCAAGATTCAGACCTGGGGGCAAAGCGTTGTCCAGGCTGAGTCGTTCAAATCAATGGTTGAGGGCCGTGTTGGCCGCACTGGTCGTGTTGATGTTAAAGCGATCACCTCAGCGCCTGATGGTGAATCAGCCGGTGACTTGGTTGTAACTCAGCGCCTGCCAGGCATTATCTCAGCACCGGATCGTGTACTAACCATCCGTGATCTGATCATGCCGGGGCGTACCACGTCCAATGCCATTGAGTACGTTAAAGAGAAGCTTTACACCAATAACGCCGCGCCTACTGCTGAGAATACGCTCAAGCCTGAATCAAACATTACGTTTGAGCTGGCCACTGCAAACGTGCGCACCATTGCCCACTGGTTGCCTGCAACGAAACAAATCCTTGACGATGCCCCACAGCTGGCGAGCTACATTGATGGCCGCCTGCGTTATGGCCTCTCTTATGTCGAGGATGAGCAGCTTCTATTGGGTGACGGCACCGCACAGAACCTCTATGGCCTAATGCCTCAGGCAACTGCCTACAACCATGCGGCGCTATCTAAAGTAGGTGATACCCGTATCGATATCATCCGCCATGCAATTCTGCAGACACGATTAGCTGAGTACCGTGCTAGCGGCATCATTTTGCATCCAGCGGATTGGGAAGCCATTGAGCTAACCAAAACGGACGATAACGCCTACGTGTTCGCTAACCCTACCAACCAGACGCAACCACGCCTGTGGGGCTTGCCGGTAGTGGAAACCACTGCCATGCCGGAAGGCGAGTTCATGACCGGCGCCTTCAACATGGGTGCGCAAATCTTCGACCGCGAGACCACTACTGTGGAAGTGTCCACCGAAGACCGAGACAACTTCGTGAAAAACATGGTGACGGTGCGTGCAGAAGAGCGCCTGGCCATGGCGGTCTATCGCCCGCAATCGTTTGTTTCAGGGCCGTTCCCCGACACCAGCGGCGTTTAAGCGCTATTCGAGAGCCACTCCAACAGTCTGAGGCAGGCCGGGGAAACTCGGCCTGATGCTTATGAAAGTAACAGCACTGAAGACCTTCACCGGAAAAGCGGGATTGATTCGCCAAGGCAGCCGCCCTGATCTGGATGAAGACTACGTGAAAGACTTAGAGCGTGAGGGTTTAGTAAGCCGTCGCGACGTTAAACCCGCCCCGGCAATGCTGACTAAAGCCGATCAAGAAGCGCAGGCAAAAACCGCTGCTGAACAGGAAGCGTTGAAGGCCAAGGCAGCCGCAAACGAAAAAGCGGATGAAGAAGCTAAAGCGAAAGCCATGGAAGAAGCCAAGGCGAAAGAAGAAGCCGCAGCTAAACAGGAAAAGGCCACCAAATGATTGAGCTCGGCGTCGTCAAACAGCATTTGCGCGTGGAAGGCGATCACGAAGATGCGCTGGTAGAGGTTTACCTCGCTGCCGCCGTTGACGCCGCCGAGCGCTATATAGGTCGCAAGCTCTACGTTGACCAAGTGCCTGAAGATGAAGAGCAGGGCCTGGTCATCACACCTTCGATCACGGCGGCCATCTTATTGATCACTGGTCACCTTTATTCAAATCGTGAAGAGGTTGTGACAGGTACGATCGCAACGAAGGTACCTCAAGCCAGTGAATCCCTGATGTGGCCCTACAGGTTGGACATCGCGCTATGACCGAACCGTCTCAAACAGATATCCAGCAGCTTGTTATAGCTATCAATGCCCAAACCCAAGCGATCAGTGAGCTCGCAGAAAGCAACCGCACGCTGGTGGACTACCTGATTCAAGACCAGGTGGAAGACCTCGACGGCGCTGCGGGAGAAGTCTACCTGGATTCTGACGATTAATATTAAGAGAGGCGCCTATGCAAGCTGGCAAGTTAAGGCACCGCTGCATCATCGAGAAACCAACCGATGAACAGGATCCCGACACCGGTGAAATGCTAGAAGGCTGGGAAGTCGTCACGCCCGCCTGGATGGGGATTGAGCCGCTCAGCGTTCGCGCCTTTATCGCCGCCAACGCCGCGCAGTCTGAGGTTACCGGGCAGTTAGTCATGCGCTACCGGCCCGGGCTGAAGATTGACAGTACGATGCGCGTACTCCACGGCAGCACGGTCTACAACATTGAGGGCGTGCTGCCCGACAACCGCAGTGGGCAAGAGTATTTAACGCTTCCGTACAGCGAGGGCGTAAACGATGGCTGACCCTGTCGCCGTCAACGTTGAAGGCCTGGAGCAAGTAGTCGGACGTATGGAAGGCATGAGCTTTGACCTGCGCAAGAAAGGCGGGCGCTTCGCCATGCGAAAGGCTGCCAACTTGATTCGCGACAAAGCCAGTGAGAATGCCAGCAAATTCGATGACCCAGCAACGCCGGAAGAAATATTCAAAAATATTGTGGTGCGCTTTTCGCCCAAGGATTTCAAGCGTAACGGCAACCTAGTGTTTCGCGTTGGTGTGTTAGGGGGAGCCAGTGGCTTTGCAGCGGCTAGCGGTGAGGTGCAAGGCAAGGGCAAGGCCAACCCGGGTGGGGATACGTACCACTGGCGGTTCAAAGAGTTTGGCACCATCAACGCCCCCGCAGAGCCCTTCATGCGTAACGCACTTTCCGAAAACGTCCAAGCCGCGACAGACGAATTTATCAAGCATTACAACAAAGCCCTCGACCGCGCGATCAAGCGCGGGCAGCGCTAACCCGGAGCAAGGCCAATGCCCCCACTCTTTGCTGTTTGCGCCGCTAACGCGGGGGTCACCGCGTTGCTGGGCGCTGAAAAAACCCGGCTGTATCCGTTCGGTAGCGCTCCAGAAGATGGCGCCAAGCCTTATGCAACATTTCAAGTGCTTAACGGCCTGCCCGAGAACTACTTGGATGAGCCGCCGGATACAGACGAATGGAACATCCAGATCGATGTTTACGCCAATAACGTAAAGAGCGCAGAGGCAGTGCAAGCCGCCCTGCGCCGAGCACTAGAACCGCACTGCTACATCACTCGCCTGGGCGGTACCGGCACTGAGACCACCACCCAGCTTAAGACGACCAGCTTCGACGTGAGCTGGATCTACACCACCCAGTAGAGGAAACACACCATGCTCACTAAAGGCACCAGCGTCTTTTTCCAGACCCCCACCGGCGAGATCCTCCGGGTCAAGAGGTTGACCGCGTTCAATCCGGGTTCGAGTCCCAAGAGCCAGATCGACACCACCGATCTGGAAGAGACGCAGGCAATGACGTACGAAGCTGGCTTGGCACAGCCGGGGCAAGGTAGCTTGGCGATTAATACCGACCCGAACGAGCCTTCGCATATTGCTTTACAGCAGATGGCCGAAGGGGGGCAGACCCCCACGCTCAAATGGTTTGTCGGTTGGAGCGACGGCCCGGTCGATGCCGAAGGGAAGCAGACAGCCGAACCCACCATTTCAGGTGAGGAGGTAACGTTGCCGACTACTCGCACCTGGTACACGTTCCAAGCCTACATCGCAGACTTCCCGTTCGACTTCCAGCTTAATGCCAATGTGACCGTTGCTGGTTCGCTGCAGCGCAGCGGTCGCGGCGCCTGGAAACCAAAAGAGGTTACTCCGACACCATGAACCTAATCGAAACCCTAGCCGCCAATGGCGGCTTTGTATCCCGCAAGCCGGAACCCGAAGAGATCACCATCACCAACGACGAAGGCGAGGAATTTACCGCCACGGTGTATGTGCTGCCGCTGTCCTACGTGACAGCAAAAAGCGACATCGTGGCCACGCAGTTAAAGAGCGACCCGCTCGCTGCGCGTATTGCCCACTGCATCGTGGATGAAGAAGGCCAGCGCGTGTTCACCGTTGAGGACGTGACCGGCGAAGCCGACCCCGAGCGAGGGCCGCTTAGCAATAGCCTGACCCATGAGCTGCTGCGTGTGATCGGGAAGGTGACGAAGTTGGGAAAGCGCCCGGCGAGCTCAGCGAAGAAGACGAAGTCTGGCACGAGCTCGTCCTCGCGGGGATCGGCGGCCGGACGATCGAGGAAGCGCAAGCCCGCCTCAGCTACCCAGAGTTCCTAGGCTGGCTAGCGTACCGCCAAAAACGCGGCACGCTACACACCGGTATGCGCATCGAGCGCGCTGCGGCGATGATCGTTTGCCAGCAAGCTAATATGCACCGCAAGCAAGGTGTGCCCGCGTTTGAGCTGTCTGACTTCATGCCCCATGCCGATAAGCCCGAGCTAACGCTGGAAGAAGCGATGGAGCGTTGGGGGTGATGGGCCGCGTGAATTATCCCTACATTCTGAGTAGTCTTAGGATTTGCATAGATGCAGGGGATAACAATGACGATAAGGGTCATAGTTGCTGGCACTGGATTTGAGAAGCGCGACCAGTACATAAGGCGCTTTGCTAAGAAAGGAATGCCAGTGGTGTTAAGGCGAGAGCCGGACAATCAGTTCGATGCCAACGCGATCGCGGTAGATATGCTAGTGAGGCGTTGGTACACGCTGTTCAAAGAAGTGCCCGTTCATATAGGCTATATAAAGAAGTCACGCGCGGCATCAATGTCCAAAAAAATAGATGTTGGTGGTAAAGTGCTTTCTGCACATGTTGAAAGCATGTACATGGAGCGCAATCACCCGCGTGTTTCACTCGTGATAGAGGCAGATTGGTAAGGCGAAATGTTATGGACTTAGGCGGCGCGCTGTTAATTACCCTTTTGATTGGCGTGTACTTTTTGCCTCTCATAGTTGCTGTTGTCAGAAACAAGCGAAACATGCTGGCCATTAGTATGCTTAATCTATTTGCAGGATGGACGTTGCTTGGCTGGTTAGCTGCGCTCATATGGGCCTGTTTAGAAGAAAAGTAAAAGACCTTTAAAGCCTAAACCCGCTAATGCGGGTTTTTTTAAGCCTGGAGAAAAGTATGTCCGTTAGATCGCTTGGCAGCCTGACACTAGACATGGTGCTAAAAACGGGCAACTTTCTGGGCCCAATGGATAAGGCTGCTCGAAATACGAAAAGCCGCTCTCAAGAAATAAAAACCTCCTTATTGTCTATTGGGAAAGCAGTCACCGCGGTCTCTGCAGTTGCCTCTGCTGGCGCTGTAGGGTTATCGGCAATGTCTAAAGTTGCGGCTGAAAATGCTCGTCAAATTAGAAACATGGCGGATGTTTCAAATACCACGATTGAGCAATTTCAGCGGCTATCTTACGGGTCGAAGTCAGTAGGAATTGAAGGCGAGAAACTCGCCGATATTTACAAAGATGTAAATGACCGTATCGGTGATTTTGTCCAAACCGGCGGCGGCCCCATGGCCGACTTCTTTGAAAACATAGCTCCGAAGGTGGGCGTTACTGCTGACGAGTTCCAGCGGCTATCTGGGCCAGAAGCCTTGCAGCTTTTTTATGACAGTTTAGAAAAGGCTAATCTGTCACAAAAAGATATGACCTTTTATCTAGAGGCTATGGCCTCTGATGTGACGGCGCTTGTTCCATTGCTTAGAAATGGAGGTGCCGGTTTTACTCAAATGGCCAATGAGGCTAATCGTGCTAATGCGGTGCTTTCAACATTGGAAGTTGAGCGCTTAGAAGAAGTGGGACAAAAGTTTCAGCAATTAGAGCAACAACTGACAACCGAAACGGCACGAGCGGTTTCTCAGTTTGATGATTTGATGAAAACATCGCTGGAAGGTATTAGTGATGGAGTAAACCGTCTTGCTCGCGGTTTCAATTTGTTCATGGATGATCTGCGTGCCGATGAAAACAAGCGAAGCTTAGAGGGCATTAACGCCGAACTGGGCAGGGTGTTTGATAACAAGGCAAGGCTTGAGCAGCGTATCGATATGTTTGGTGCTGACTCAGCCCAGGCTCAAGACAGCATTGCCGCCCTTGAGGAAGTGAAAGACCAGTATGACGCGTTGATAACCCGGCGAATTGAGCTGGAGCGCAGTTCTGGCGATTCGCTTGGGGTGCCCGAGATATTAAATCTTCCTCGTCTGAAAGATGACGATGACGATAATGATGAAACTCAACGTGCTGCAGAGAAGGCCGCTCAAGCGATAACAGGCCAGATATTGGCCTTAGAGCAGCAAGCCAGCACGTTGGGGCTTACCGCTGACGAAATACGGCTTTATGGGCTAGCTCAAGATGGTGCTACCGATTCTCAACTGGCAGCGGCTAGCGCCGCTCTAGAAACAATTTCAGCTTACGAGGCCAGCGAAAAGTCAGCTGAAGATTACCAGCAGCTACTTGCCGACTTGCGCACTACTGAGGAAGAGCTCACCGCCCAAATGTATGAGCGGCTCGCGGTGCTTGATGCTGCGAATGTCTCGGCAGATGAATACGCCGAGATTGCTGGCAAAATTGCCGGCCTATCATTTGAAGATGCTCCCGAGTACAGCGGATTGGATGCCCTGATAGGCGGGGCTTTCGGTGAGCTTAACAAAATCGAAGAGGCTGAGCAGGAGCTGCAGCAGTGGTATGACCGCCAACTAGAGCAGCTAGAGCAAAACCGCCAAGACAAAGCGGACATGATGGAAACCTGGAACGAAAAAGAACGGGCCATCAATGAAGAGCACCAAAACGAACTAATGCGCATCGAGCAGGCGCGCCACGTTGCTCAGCTGGCTGCAGCGGAAAGCACTTTCGGTGATTTAGCGGGCCTAGCGTCTGCCTTCGCAGGTGAGCAAAGCGGGATCTACCGCAGCCTGTTCGCCGTTGAAAAAGCCTTTGCCATCGGTAAGGCGCTGATCAATGCCCCGAAATCCTACTCCGATGCCTACGCGGCCGTGGTGGGTATACCCATCGTTGGCCCAGCGCTGGCGCCTGTGGCTGGCGCTACGGCTGCCGCCGCCCAGGTGGCGCAAGCCAGCGCGATCGGAAATATCGGCATGGCCCACGATGGTATCGATTCAATTCCAGAAACGGGTAGCTGGTTCCTAGAAAAAGGCGAGCGGGTTACCACGTCCGAAACCAGCGCTAAGCTTGATGCCACGCTGGCGCGAGTTGAAAGCCAGATGAATCGACCAGGGGCTGGCGGTGGTGGTGGGAGTGCCGAAGTGCATTTCCACATTTCAGGCAAGCCCGATCAAGACATGCTGGATAGAATGCGCGCTATGGCGATAGAGGCTATTCAGGAGGGAGGTAAGCGGGGTCATCAGCTAGTAAGGGAAGAATTTTACACTAATGGCCCGCTTAATCGGTTTGTGACTAAACAGCGTTAATAACCACTGCCCTTAATAGCTTCATCAAGCGGCAGGCATTCGCCATTGATTACGCGCTGCATTTCTTTTTTTGCTTCGGCAATAGCGAGCTCTCGAATTTCCTGACGGGAGTCGAGATGCGCAGGCAGCATTGTGGTGAAGTTAATCTCATAAGCGCCACGCTCGCCAAAGCTGACCTTTACACGAACTTCGTCTCCGAAAATCTGGCCGATTTCTACCATGGTGCTGTTCCTTTTTCACGTGGGTGGGTGGTGAAGCCCTCATTTAAGCAAAGGGTGCTTGTGCAAAGCCACCTTAATCTGGAGTCTTAATGGCATGATCAACTGGCCAGCAGAAATAAAGCCTCGAAACATGTCCTGGGGGCGCGTTTATAACACGCGGGCATTTACGTCGCCGTTTTCCCAGTCTCAACAGATCGTCGGTGCACCTGGCGCTTACTGGAAATGCACGTTGAATTTCCCCACGCTCAACCGCGAGAAGGAACGCAGGCTCTCTACGTTCATCGGCAGCCTACAAGGCATGGCGGGTACGTTTCAGCTACGACCATGGACACGTCCACCAGGGCCAGCGGTGGGCAGTGCTGTGGTGGATGGTGGTGGACAAGCAGGCGGCCAGCTGGTTACCCGCAACTGGACACCCAACACCATCGTTTTACGAATGGGCGATTACGCCACCGTCAACGACCAGCTTTTGGAAGTCCTCGAGGACGTGACAAGCAACGCCCAGGGCATCGCTATATTGCCGATCTCGCCCTGGCTACGTTCCCCGCCCGCGAACGGTGCGACCGTTAACTATCAACAACCCTATGCCGTGATGCGCCTAATGCAAGATGAGCAAATGCTCGACGTGCAAGCCGTTATCGCCAGCGGCACCCTTGAGTGCCGGGAGGCCTTTTAATGCAAGTGTTCCCCTTTAGTGAATCGGTGGTCGATCTACTAGCACGCCCAACCGTGCGCATGGTCTACGCCACAGAGCTGCATTTCAAAAACGGCATTGCCCGCGCGCATACCGGTATTGGCCCTTTAGTGATTGAAGGCTTTACCTACGATGGCGTGGGTGATTTCGGCAATGTTTCGCCCGCGCGTGAGCAGCTAGACAGCGGCTCTCCGGCAGCGGTCACGCTCACTTTATCCGGGTTAGATCCCACCATTGTCGCCTCCACCCTGCAGGATCGTTGCCGGGGGCGCTTCGGTAAATTGATGGTGGTGGCCTATAACGAAGACGGCACCTACGCGGCAGACATTCTTTTCAGCGGCAAGATGGACGCGGCCACCATGAGCTATGGCGGTGCCGATGACGAGAACGCCATTAGCGTGACGATTACCGACCGCATGGTGGACTGGCAGCGCGGCGGTACCGAGCGCTGGACAGACGAGAACCACCGCTCTCGCCATCAAGATGACCGCTTCTTTTTTGCGGTGGCCCAGCTTTCCGACTGGCCTATTTACTGGGGGGCTAAACGCGACGCACCCAACTTCACGTACAGGTAACCCATGCCACGTTATAGAGACTGGACTACCCAGCTACATACCCAGATCAAGGCCGCCAATGAGCGGCCTTTTTCATGGGGTGAGTTTGACTGCTGCCTGTTCGCCGCTGACTGCTGCATCGCTATTTGTGGCGTAGACCCTGCCGCCGATTACCGGGGCCGCTACACCACAGAGCTTGGAGCCAAGCGCGTGCTGAGCAATACCCACGGCAGCCTAGAAGGCGCGTGGGATGCCCACTTTAAGCGCGTGCCCATCAACATGCGGCAGCGCGGTGACGTGGTGCTGTTTGAATCAGAGAACGGTCGCTGCGTGGGCGTGGTGTGGGCGAACGCCATTTGGGCCGTTACCGATGAAGGCGTGCACCGCGTGCGCGCAGAGCCGCTAATCTGCTGGAGTGTCGGGAATGAGTAGCGCAGTTAAAGCGGTTACCAAAGTATTCAACATTGTCGCCAAGCCGCTACAGAAGCTATTCGGTGCGCTCATGCCGAAGCCGCCCAACCCGGGCGCTACGTCATCCGGCAATGAATTAAAGCAGATCATTCGTAGCTCGAAAGAGCCCGCCCGCTACGTGTTTGGCCGTGCCGGTACCGGCGCGTTGCTCGCGTGGGCGCAAGAGCAAACCGGCGATCAGGACGAAGGCGAGCGCCTGCACCTGGTGTATGTGCTGACGGAAGGCACGATTCAAGGCCTGGATCAGATCTATGTCGATCAAGAGCCGGTAGCGAACGCGGGCGATCGCATCCAGTACCAGTTGATCAGCGGCGCCACGGCACCGGACGCCTACATGCTGGAAAACTCGCCAGATTGGCAGAATTCCCAGATAGGCCGCAACCTGACGTGGGTGCGCGTTACGCTCAAGTACGACCCGGACTACTTCGCCAGCGGCATTCCAGACCTACTGTTTGAATACCGCGCCCGTAATGATATTTACGACCCGCGCACACTGGGTAGCGGTTACAGCAACAATGCCGCGCTGGTGATCCTGTGGTATATCCGCCACCGCTTGAACGTGCCCGATGATGAGATCCTGTGGGATACCTTCATTGATGCCGCCAACGTGTGCGCGGAGATCATCACCAATCCGGACGGAAGCACCGAGCCACGCTACACCGTGTCCGGAGGTTTCAAAGCCGACGAGCGCAAAGATCGTGTACTGGCTGATTTGGAGGCAGCTTGTGCCGGCACGTTAATTCGCATTGGAGGCAAGTTCGGCCTGCAAGTAGGCGCCTACTATGGCCCCTATGAATTAACGATCGATGAAGACATGGTGATTGGCACCGTCACCGGGCAAACGGAAGTTTCCCGCGCCGATGCCGTGAACACCATGCGCGGCAAGTTCATCGACCCCGAGCAGCGCTGGACCGAAACCGACTACCCCGCGGTCAGCGTTGCCGAGTGGATCACCGAAGACGGCGAAGAGATAGAGGACACCCTCGACCTGCGCTTTGTCAGCAGCCCCTACCAAGCGCAGCGCCTTGCCAATATCGCGCTACGCCGCAAGCGGGCAGGCGGAACACTGGAACTACCCCTGAACTTCCGTGGCTACGCTTGCCGCCCTGGCCGTGTGGTGCAGGTGAGTCTGCCCACGCTGAATATCAGCGGCGAATTTCGGGTCGTTGATTGGGATTTCAGCGGAGATAACGGCTGCAAGGTCTCGCTTGAGCAAGAAGACGCGGCGATCTATGACGATGCCGTAGGCCAGCCCTACAACCCGTTTGGCTTTATCCAGCTGCCCGCCGGTGGCATTGGTTCGCCCACCGGCCTGCAGTATGTGCTCCAGAGCATAGGCGAGGTGATTCAAGGGCGTCTTGTATGGAACCCCGTAGACGCCGCGATGCACTACAACGTAGTGATAAAGCGCGATGGTGTGGCGGTACAGTCTGCCCAAGTGCCTAGCGGCGTTGAGCGCTGCGACGTAGGCGGGCTAGAAGCGGCCAGCTACACGGCAGAGGTGCGGGCACGCGGTCGGCTCGGGCAGTCTGCCCCGGCGGTAATCAGCTTCAACATTAACGTACCGCCGATGCCGGAGAGCGTGGGCGTTTCAGCTGCCAATGACAGCATCACGCTAACCCCTCGCCTAAGTGGCGACCATGGCCGCGTAGAGTTTGAATTCCGCTGGCACCCAACACCGCTGCCGCTTAATCAAGTGGCCGCCAGTGCTGAGTACCTCAGCGTAGGCGCGAGCTACACCCACACCGGTTTAACGTGGGGCACTGACTACCACTACTACGTGCGCAGCATAAACGCCTATGGGGCTAGCCCGTGGCTGTATGTGTCTGCTGCTACTACTGAGGATGTCGAGCAGATCCTGCAGGGCTTAACCGGACAAATCCGCGAAACCGAGCTAGACCAAGCGCTGCAAGAACGCATCGACAAAATCGACGGCCCTGAAACCCTCGACGGCAGCGTTGCCCAACGATTGTCAGAAGAATCGCAGGCCCGGGCGGAAGGGCTGGCTGAGGAAGCCGCAGCGAGGGCGCAGGCATTAGCGGAAGAGGCACAGGCCAGAATCGACGGACTTGAAGGTGCGGGTGCAGCGCTGGAAGAAGAACGCCTCATTCGCGAAAGTGAGGATGATTACCTCGCTGCGCTGAACCGAATATTAGTGGCCGCCAAAGGGGTTAACGCAGCGTCGTATCAGTACACGGTTGAAACGCGCACTACTGAATGGGAAGCACAGACCGTTGTTAATGAGAGCTTAGTTGCTCAGATTAACGATAACGTTGCCGCAATAGAGAGCGAATCGTTTGTACGTTCAACAGAGACCGAAGCGCTAGCTACTCAGATTGACTCCGTCGTCGCTACGTCAAACGGCAACACTGCCGCGATTGAAAGCGAGTCCACGGCGCGCGCCACTGAAGACGCAGCCCTGGCTACACGGATTGATACTGTCGTCGCCACTGCGAGTGATAACACCGCGGCGATCCAGTCCGAAGCGACCGCCCGCGCCACAGAAGACGAAGCGCTGGCGACGCGGATTGATTCATTGGTGGTGGAAGCGGGGCAGGCCAATACCGCCGCTATTGAAGCCGAAGCGACGGTGAGGGCCACAGAAGATGAAGCGCTGGCTACGCGTATTGACTCGGTCGTCGCTACGTCGAATGACAACACCGCCGCGATCCAGTCGGAAGCAACCGCCCGCGCCACGGAAGATGAAGCGCTGGCAACCCGGATTGACTCGGTCGTTGCTACGTCAAACGACAACACTGCCGCCATTCAGTCCGAAGCGACTGCCCGAGCCAACGCAGACACCGCGCTGGCGACATTGATTGAGTCTATCGTCGTTGAAGCGGGGGATACGAACTCTGCAGCCATCAACTACGAAGCGTATGTGCGGGCGAGTGAAGACGAAGCGCTGGCGACGCGCATTGACTCTGTCGTTGCGACGTCAAATGGCAACACCGCTGCGATCCAGTCTGAAGCGACTACCCGTGCAAGCGAAGACGAAGCGCTCGCGTCACTCATTAGCACTGTGCAAGCGGAATTTGATGATGAACTGGCGAGCGTGCAGCAGTCCACGCAAGTGCAGTACAACCAGACCACTCAGCGTCTGGAAGCGATGTGGACGCTGCGCATTGATAACGGCGGGAGGGTCTCTGGTTTTGGGCTGTCAGATGATGGCGTTGAAAGCCTGCTGGGGTTTCGCGCTGATCGCATCTACTTTGCCCACCCGAACAGCACCGATGAAGTATTTCCCATGGTGCTTGATGGTGGCCGCGTGATCATGAACGACGCGCTGATCAACAAGCTGCTGTTCACGAAGCTGCGCAGTAGTGACGGTAGCCTGGTGTTCGCTAATGGAAAGCTACAGGCCAGCTACATCGCCGTTGATGACCTGGTGGTGCGCCAAGGGCAGTCCAGTAATTATCAGCCGGGTGCCGCTGGCTGGCGGTTAACAACAACAGGCGGGGAGATCAACTTCCCGATTAGCTTTAGCAGTGTGCAAGGCGGGCCTCCCGCGGATGCGGATAAAACCGGGAGTAACGTCGCGTATGACACAGCACGGGTTGCGGGTAACGATGCAAGCGAACTTGCTAATGCAGCGTTATATGCACGTGACCAAGCGGATGCTTGGACGCGGCCATCTAGCACACTGATAGACGGGAATAAAATTTTCACCGGCGATGCGTATGTCGACACCCTACAAATCAAGGGGCAAGCGGTCACGATACCGGCATCAGCCTTTGCAGGCGGGAAGGTTGCGCTCGGCCAGTATAGTGAGGGGACTTGGGCGGAGGCGGCATCCATTGGTTTTAACGCTGAGGGCGCGCCAGTACAGGTGATTTTTTCTGCACAGTCCAGCTTTATCACCGCCGTAAATGGCAGTGCCCGCGGCTGGATCAGGCTTCTACGGGGAGGGGTGGTGCTAGAGACTAGAATGATCTTCTCCCAGGCCGCTTCTCAAGCCAACAATGGCCCGGCAACGGTTGTCTTTCTAGCCGGCGCACACAATGGGTACGCGACATACAGCGTCCAGTTTCGCTACACCGACGAAACGGCAATAGAACTCAGTTTTAGTGATCGTTATTTGGGACTGATAGCGGTTAAGCGCTAAGCCAGCTAAAGGGGAAGCATGTGAATAGTTACGTTGTTTATCGTGAATCGGGCCGCATAGAGGCCGTTGAAAGCGTGCCGTATTTCTATTTGCCCGTCAGTGATTCTTCGGCCTTTCTTAGCGGTGAGTCTCATTATGTTGAGCGCTCAGGGGCTGATCCAATAGTGCTAGAGCGATTGCAGTGGGACGCCGAATTTGTCGTTACGGGGCTTGATGTACAGTTCAATAATTTGCCTCATGGCACTCGAGTAGAAGTCGGCGAATTTGTGTTGTCGTCTGATGGCGGGGAATACACAACAGTGTCGTTTGAGGTGCCCGGTGTGCATGTCATTAAGCTGATGCCACCTCCTAAGTACCGTGATCTGGTAGTGGAGGTGACCGTTGGGGATCCTTAATGTAAGCGCCTTTAAAAGCCGAACTGATGCAGAGCAACACTATCTCTCGCTAGTCGACAACGCTGCAGAGGACGCGCGTATGCGCCACTTAACTCCAGGCACTGGCCAGTCAATGACCTACGAAGCGAAGCACCAGGAAGCGCTGGCGGGTGGTGGCCCGATGATTGCTGCCGAGGCTGAAGCGTTGGATATGACGCAACAAGAGGTAATCGACTCTGTGCTAACGGCCCGCCAGCATTGGCAAGCGCTGGGCGCTCAGATAGAAGCGGCTCGCCTAAAAGCCAAAAAGGCAATACGCAAAGCGGCAGTTGCCGCCGAAATGCACACCATCTACCAGCAGTTCAAGAGGTCGCTATGAGCGCAGAACAGGAACTCGCCAATGCCAATGTCCAGATAGCGACACTCATTAATGAAGTGACGCGCCTGCGTGACTCGGTAATGGGGCTGAATAACATCTATGCCACGGTCACTGAAGGGCGGCAATCCGTGCCTGATGGGCGGTTCTTCGCGGTGGCTGGCAGCGGCGCGTACATGCGGCTGTATCAGCGTAACGGCGCTAGTGCCACGCTGATCGCGGAGTACCCCAGTGCGGAAGCCATGGCACAAGCTGTTAGTGACGCTGAAAGCGCGGCAGGCACGGCCACTGCCGCCGCTACCGCCGTTGCAGATAACGTCGGCAATGCCTCTGCGTTGGTTGATGCTGCGATAGAGGCCGCTGAGGACGCCGTGGGTGCCGCCAGCGCTGCTAATGATTCAAAGCTAGCCGCCGCTGAAAGTGCCGACAATTTGCAGACAGCCGTTCAGGCGGCCGAAGACGCGGCACTCAGCGCTGGGGAGTTTGCGACGACAGCAGATCAGAAGCGCGAAGCGGCGGAGGTTGCGGCGCTAACCGCCTTGGACGCTGCGGCCGACGCTCTTTCATCGGCACAAATCGCACTGCAAGTGCATGTTGATGAAGATGACCCGCACCCGAAGTACGCGACCAAAGTGGCGCTAAACAGCGTGCTTGAGCTCTTACAAAGCGACGATACAACGCTTGATGAACTCCAAGAGATCGTCGAGTACATCAAGCTCAACCGCGCTGATCTGGACGCGCTTAACATTGACGCGATTGCTGGGCTGCAGGATGCGTTAGACGGTAAAGCAGCGTTGATGCATACCCACGATGACCGTTACTACACACAAGCACAGATCGATAGCCAGCCAAAGGGCGACCCTTGGACGCGCCCGGCAGAAAGCATTGTATTTAATCACGCAACAGACGGAACGATAACAGGCATTGAAGAAGTGGTTGACGGAGATCTGCGGGTGACCAGTTACACCTACGGCGGTGGCGTTATTTCTCAGTCTGAGACGCACTATCAGGGCCTGACCCGAACGGAGTCGTACACCTATTCTAACGGCACATTAAGTGGCAGTTCCGCTGCCATCACGGAGAGCGTATGAGCACCGCATTAATACCCCCGATCTATAATGAGCTGCTCGGCATTAAAGGGCTGTTAAATGAAGCCTTCGCCGCCGATATTGCCAGGAACTTTGTTCTGGGTCTGTCCGGCGCACAGGATGGCCCACTGCTGGAAAGCTGGTTGCAAGAGCCGGTGAACGTATCTGGGTTTAACCAGGTCATCGCAAACGAAGAAGATGTAGCAACACTGGTGGCGTTAGCAGGGCCGATGGGCGCGCTAGCTAATTCGGACACTGCTAGCAGCTTGATCCTCAATAACACGGCGTTTGTTAACGCTATTGCGGGCTCTCAGATCGCGGCAATACAGATATTTAGTGGCGACCCGGCGCTTAACTACATAGGCGTTGGGGCGTTTGCCACGCCAACGCTTGTGGGCAGTGCGACAGTGATGGGGTGGGTGGCTGCTAGCGGTTCGGCGATGGAGGCTTTGGCCGGGAACGCTACGGTTATGGATTCGATAGCGGCTAGCCAAGTGGCGATGGATACTCTGGTGGCTAGCCAGTTGGCTATGGATGCGGTAGCGGCTAGTCAAGTGGCGATGGATGCGGTAATCGCTAGCCCAACCGCGCTAAATACGGTCGTGGTCAGCCAAGTGGCGATGGATGCGGTTGCGGCCAGCCAAGTGGCGATGGATGTGGTAGCGGCCAGCCAAGTGGCGATGGATGCGGTAGCGGCCAGCCAAGTGGCGATGGATGCGGTCAGTGTAGTCAATATGGCTATTGGCAAGCTGGCGGTAGGGTTAGCTGGCTTGGATTCC